GTTGATAAATGGCATAAATCAAAAGAATACAAACTTTATAAATGTATAGGAGAACCTAAATGAAAGCATTTCCAACAGAACATCCAATATCAGGATCATTGGGACTTTACGCAGATGGCATGGATTTAAGAGATTACTTTGCTGCTAAAGCACTTATGAGTATGTTAGCCCCAGTTCAAGATATTACAGAAAATACTGCTAATGTTGCCGCAACATGGGCATATAAATTTGCAGATGCAATGATGAAAGCAAGAGAACAATGAAAGCACATTCACATTCTAAATATTCAAATAACAATCCACCTTACAAAGATAAGAATTGGGTTTACAACGATTCACGCAATACTGTTGTAGGCAATACATTTACGAAACATGGATTACCTTATAAAGTAGTAAAACTTATTAGGTTTTAGTATTTCCGCATATTAGGCAATGGCGCATCTTTCTGATCTGAAGGATGTGCCTTGTCAGCAGGTAAACTCATGTGTTTGTCTAGCTTCTTTTCTAAACGCACTAATTCATTGTGTTCTTTTTTCTCATGCTCACGTTCAACTACATAGTGACCTTTTTTAGATTCGTAATGTTTGCCATCAATTTTAAAGTTTGCCATCTATAAATTCCTTTGCGTTGTTAAGTACATCTTGACATCTGTTTAACCATCCTTGACCAAATACACTAAATGTTTTAAGTGATTTATAAAACTGTTCTTTTTGCGTAGTAAATTTTGTTAGTAATCTGTCAACTGGAGTAATGTTTAATGCGTTTATTACATTAGGGCCAATTACACCGTCTGGCACACATCCTAATGACTGTTGCAAAAGACGCACCGCACGACCAACTCCCATATTAACCGCAGCATCAAACAATAAATAATCTAAGCCAATAGGCATTTTGTCGCATCCTGCGGATTCCCAATACAATTCTTTATAAAATGGTGTGACATCTTCAACGGTTAATTTTGCCATCTCGCCATCTTCTATTGGCCGTTTAAGCCAAGTTGACCAAGCATTGCGAGTAACCCCACGCATTGTTTCCCCACCTGGATCAGCAGGATTATTAACATATAACCCTTCTGATTTAAGTACGCAAGCTAAGGCTTTATCAAAATTACTTTGCATTGATTACACCTTGTTCAATAATCCATTGTTGTAGAGCCTTTAATTGTTCGGTTGTTTCTGCACATTGTTGAGTAAATACTGGGTCGGGGCTGGTTTCATTAGCTCCGCTGGAGGGGTTGGGAACGCTAGACACTTCACCGCTATTGGTGTCGATGAACACCCTGCGAGCATACACACTCCTAATATTAGCAATTTGCTTTTCATAATCCACCTTAATTTGTTGATTAATTAATTCTCCCTGTTTTGCAATTTCTTGATTATGCGCTTCTTGTTCCTTAGCCACCGCTTCTACTTCAGCTTTAAATGTATTATATTTGTCTGCTTCATGGTTTCCATACAAAATACCACCTGTCGCACAAGCAATTAAAGCAGCATAAATATAAAACTTAATTGGCAGGGGGAACATCTGGTTCAGCTCCTGATAGTTGTTTGCCAGCAACACCAGCTGCATGAGCCCCTGCATTAATACCAAAAGCACTTGCTAATTCAGTTAAACTAATTTGATGCCCACCATAAATTAAATAAATAGCAGCGCCGCCAATAAAAAAGAAACTTAACACAAATGACCACTTCCATGCATCATGCGTTGTATTGTCTTTGCCTGTTAAAATATGTTTTATAAATTCCATATCAATCCTTTAATAAAATAATTGCAATAATGCACACTAAGGCAAATATTAACCATATTTTAAACACTTCATCATCCACGCACAATATCCTTTTTGGTACGTTCTTCAGTTATTGTTCGAGTAATCTTAAAACGTATTGGTTTGGGTTTTTTGGTTAATTGACGTATTTCCCAATCCAAAAACAAAATATAACCCCAAATAAACAATTCAAAAATAAATACGGTAAACCAATATTTTGTCCAATTCATACCACGTTAAACCAATAAAGCAAACAAGTAACAATAAAAGCAGCAAACCAACAATAAAACTGAACACGTTGTACATCTTTTAATTTATGGCCGTAATACTTTGCGTTTTCCTTTTGTTCCTTTTCAACAATGGCTCGTAATTCTAAAACTTTTGCCCATTCTTTTGCGCCATACTTTTTTTTGAAATCTATTTCAGCTTTGTTTTCTGCAATAATGATATTTTTTTGTGACTCGTATTCTTGTATTGCTTTATAAATTAATGAATTTTCTTTTGCTTCATCTAATGCATCATGTCGTTTTTTGTTTTGTAACTGTTCTTGCGCTACTTCTACTCCATCATGCTGTATGTTTTCAATTGTTTTAGTTAGGCTTTTACCAGCTTCACGAGCTTGATTTAATCCTTCACTTAATGATTTTGCGCTTTCAGCAATTGGATTTGACACATTATTTACCTGCAAATAAATGTGTTACATATCCAATAAACGTACTTAATGCAGATACAACCATCATACCAACCCAGAAACCACCACGACCTTTATTAGCCATAGCAAGTAATTCTTTAATGTCTTGTCGCATTTCAGTCACTTCTTTTTCCATAGCTTCAACTTTTTGCCACATCACACCTACTTTAACTGGGTCAATATCAGACATATCCATACCTATGTTTTTTGAATAAATGCTAATGAATAATAAAGAGGTAAATTAGTTCCTACGTTACTTGTAACAGAACTTGTGAATCCACCATTTGATCCGACAGCATACGAATTGCCAGAACCAACTACAAAGCTATCTTTAAGATTAGGTGTACCATTAGTGCCATCACATAATACATAACCGCTAGGAATTGATCCTATAGATCCTGACCACATAATAATAGAACCACTTGGAATTGCGTTAGATGCAGTTATAGATGATGCAATACCATATAAATTATCATACGTTTGAATTTGACTATTTGTTGAATCTGTTAAAACAAATTTATATGAATAACCTGACGTAAACCATATTTCAGTTTGTGGTCTACCATCACTACCTAAAACAATAGGATTTGAGTTAGCAATATTACCTGTATTGTCAGTATATGTAGCTAAAGGAGTTGATGAACCAGCTTGATATGTGTACAAATAACCAGCGTTTAATGGTATTCCAGTTGATGTAAAAAACTGAAATCCGTTGCCAATCGGTGATAGTAAGACAGCCATTATTTTTTCCCTATATCTTTAAGTTTAATACCTGCACCTGGTTTTAACGATTCTTCTAATTGTTTTTTTGCTGCACGTTCTTGCAAAATATCTTTTGCTACAGTTATTGGCGCAGTTACTGTTTTTACTCCTGGTATTTTTTCTAATGCTTTACCTGCATATTCTTTAGCAAATGCACCTAATCCAGTTAAAGTATTAGATTCATTTACAAAACTTCCTTTAGGTCTTGCCTCAATACGTTGTGCAGTTTTAGATAAATTTCTAATAGTTTCTGTATTTTCACCAAATAATGCAAATAATTTTTTATTTACATCTAAATTATTAATGTGTTTTGTAAATTTAGCTGCTGAAAAATTACCGCTTGCATCTGTAGAATCTTTTAATAAATAGTCTAATGTGCCTGAACGTAAGTTTTCCAATGCTTTAGGATTATCACTTAAAAGATTTAAAGTATTAGCAAAGTCTGTATTTTTAGAACGCAATACTAAACTAGGTATTAAATCTTTTGTATCTGCCTTGCCACCAACAACATCTTTATATGCCTTATTGTATTTTTCTAAATCAAAATCTGCTTTTGCTGTTGCTTTGGCTTTTGTTAAAAAAGGTTTTAATACTTCAGTTTCTTGTGATAATGGCAAATTTAATAATTCATCTTTAACTTTACTTAAGGCATATACAGCATTACCATCATTTGCTGATTGTGCTTTTCTTATTTCTGCGGATAAATCAGAATCTAAATTACGAAACAAATTAAAATTCATTTCTTTTTTGCCATTAGCATATTCATTTAATCGTTTTTGCATAGAATTTGGTAAATAATCAAATCTATCTTCTTCCCCAAGCGTTCTAATTGCATTTTCAGCAAATTTTTTACCATCAACAGGAAATTTACCGCCATTTTTATCTGCTAATACTTGATAAGCATCTTGTGTTGCTTGCACATTATTTTTTTTCTTTTGATTAATAGCATCAATAATTTCTTGTGCATCTGCAACGTGATCAGTTGTAGTAACTGAAGGGGCAGTAATTTCTTTTAATGCAAATGCATTGTCTGCCAATGCTTTGTTTTGCTCATTAAATCTTTGCACATATTGTTCTTTAAATCCACGTTCATTACGTTCACGACTAATTAATGAAGGGTTTTGCGTTGCCTGACCTTCTGTTAATCGAACAGGAATAGGCAATTGATCTGCTTCTAATTGATGTGTTAATGCCTGTTCATTTAATAAATGTGTTTCACCTTTAGCAAACTTTTCAGTTAAATCCTTTTTAAGTTCAGGTGATGCTATATCCATAGCAGCTTGTAAAATTGATTTGTTGGAAGTTCCAGCTGCACCAATGCTTGCTCGTTTAGCAGCTTGAGCACTTAATTGTTCTGAAACTGTTGCACCTTTGGCAACTTTTGTACCTAAACCTACTGGTAATAATGTTTCAGGATCATAAATAATACCTTTAATTGTTTGACCTAAAAATTGACCTGGATGTTCTACAATTTGATTAGTTACTTGTTTAATTGATTCAATTGGGTGTTTAGAAAATTCTTTAATACCACCAGCCAACTGTATAGCTTTTTGTTCAGCTTGTTTAGCTAATGCAATTTTTTCTTCATCTGTTCCTGTCATGCTTGTTGCAATTACATTAGCAATCTTAGGAAGCATTGATTCTTTTTTAAACCCTTCGTAACTTATTCCTTGCAATGGTTCAACAAGTTCTTGAAAAAAACCTTTTGGTTTTTCAACTTGTTTTTGTGGGTTATATGTAAATGCTTGAATATCAGGATCAGTTTCATAAGCATTTAATTTGTTCTTTGCTTGTTCAATATATTGACCAACATTAGGAGCTTTTGGATTCTTTAAATCACGCAATGATGTATCAATAGTATCGTTTTTAATAGCTTTTGGCCCTGCATAATATTCTGCCAATACTTTATCCGCATCACCTTTGTGTCGTTTATAAGCATCTTCTATTAATATTTCGCCTGCTTTTTTAGTGTGTTCAGGGTTATTAATATCATAGTTAGCAGGAATTAAACCTTGTTTTTTTAATCCAAGAAATGTAGGTTCAGTAATTTGCATTGGCCCAATTGCGCCAGCATAATTTGCTTTTGATGTGTTTGCCTTGCCAAAATTACTTTCTTGGCCAAACACCATTTTTTTAACGTCATCAACGGAATATTGAGGTTTTGTTATTGAAAAAGCATTTACATCTGGGTCATTTTCATAACTCATCTGTAATCTCCACGTTCAAGACGTTTAATTGCCTCAGATTTTTGTCTTAAATCTTTTAATTCATCTTCTGATAAACCTTTAACAACTTTATCAATTGCTTCTTGTTTTTTATCTTTTGTCATACCAGAAGAATTAATGTTTTGAATCATAAATACACGAGGATCATAATTTGATGCCCACGCATCTTTAAAGTTTCTTGTATTTACATAAGCATGGGTTTGACCACGTTTACCTTCATAATTTTTAAGACCTTCATTAAACTTAATTACAGCAGTATTTGAAGCATCTGTACGGTCAGCAATATCTCGCAATGCTTCAGGACTAATGTTTACAGAGCCACTTGCTGTAGCTACATTTTGTGTTTGTTGGTCAGTTTTAACACCCATAACTGCAGCGTTTTGTATTTGTAAATTAGCAATATTTTTACTTAATTCATCTAACTCAGTATTACCCAATATGGCTTTTTCTAAACGCTGATAACCTTGACCAAATTTATTTGAATAAGCTGTATCAGCCAATTCTTTTACTCTGCGAACAGTCTGCCTACCTTCTTTAGCAGGTATTACTTGTGATTGGGCATTACTCTTAACAGTAAAACCTTCGTCATATAATGCTTTTTGCTGTGCGTTTAATTGCAATGGCCCTAGACCTTGACCTACAGGTACTTCGTTTGGTATCAATGATGGAGCACCTTGTGGTTGTGCAGAAGGCTGACTTTGTATTGGTGGTTGCCCTTGCATTGGTGCTTGTGGTTGTTGCCCTTCGCCTATTGGTGTAAGTTTGTTTGTTCCAGGTGTGTATTGATAATTGACACCATTTAATGCAACAACTTGTGGGTTTTGTAATGCCTGTTGTCCTGTTGCGCCAACACCAGCCATCGGTATATTGCTTAATGAATTAACTAATTCTGATGGATTTCTATGAACTTGCGTAATAATAGGCGCAGCTAAACTTAAAGCTACATTTTTAGGAATCCCGCTAGAAACCAATCTATCAACACCTTCGCTAATTGCATCTACAGCAGCGATGGGATTTTTTTCTGCGTTTTGAATTCTTTTATCTCTTAATAATGCCCCCAACTCGTTTTTAGCAGCTGACGCATATTTATCTGTTAAAGTATATTGATTGGATTCAGTTTGTATTTGTGATTGTTTAGTTCTTTGTTTTTCTTGCTCAATAGTTAATGGTGTTGTTTCTTCAGCTTGTTGTGTAGCAAGTTGTTGCTGCCTTAACTGTAATGGATTAAGTTGCTGTTGTTGTTGATACGATTGTATGCCTTTAGCCATATTAACCATATCAGCTAAACTACTACCAGTTTGCATAGGTTTTACAGTTAAATCAGTATTAACTTCTGCCATATCTTATCCTAAATTTAAAGATCCAAGTGTTGAAGCATATCCACCACTCGGTGCAATATAGTTACTAGCACTACTTGGGTTTAACAAACTAGACAACATATAATTACTACCAATATTATTTAATGCGCCTGTATATGCCCCAGCTTGACCTATTTGACCTGCCGCTTGCGCTGCCGCACTTCCTACACCTAAACCAGATTGAGCATTTGCTACATTACCTGCTAAATTAGCCGTTGTGTTTTGAGCTTGTTGCCCTAATCCTGCAATGCCAGCTAAAGTATTATAAATCCCTGTACGTTGGGATTGGTAATTGTTAAATGCTTGTTGTGCGCCTGTTTGTGCATAATTCTGTGCGTATTGATTTAAACCTTGTAACGTATTACCACTTAATCCACCTGTTGCATTTGCAATATTGCCAGCCTGACCTAATCCTTGATTTAATCCAAATTGATAACCTGGCGATAAATTGTTTGCCAAGTCTTTTGCAGTCATTTGATTCGTAAAATAACCGCTGCCTT